CTATCTGATCGTATAGTTTAGGGTTTGTCTTTTTTAGAGTAGCCGCCGTTACCTTTGAGCCAAAAAGCCCGTATATAAAACCTTTAGCGAATTTCTCCGCGTCAAAGTTTCCGTTCTCGTCTTTAGCGTTTAGAGTTCCGCCCGCTAGGCCTGCTCCTACGTGAGGGTTAGCGTACATTATGGTATTTTTGTCTCTGCCCGTACCCGCAAATCTTTGCTCCTCTATCGCAGCGGCTGCGCTATGCCCGCCTTTGCTTTCTACCGGAGCTCCTTTGAAAAACTCCTCGTCGGCGTATTCGTCGGCTCCGTTGTTTTTATGTGTTTTTTTGTATTCGTAACCTAGATATTCGCTACTTTCTAGGTCTTGTTTTAGTTTGCCTAGAGTTTGTTCGTCTATCTTGCCGCCTCTTATCTTTGCTACGTCTGCTTTAGTGATCAAAAAATCAGCGTTGTAGTTTTTATCGTAGCCCGCAGGCGTTCTTTTGTATTCCCAACCCCCTACTCCGCCGTTGTCCTCTATCCTCGACTCGCTAAATCTAGTTTTTCCGTACCTTGCGTCTTTGGCTAGTATGTCCTCTCTATCTTTTAGAAACTGCTCTACGTCGTACTCTTTAGATAGCGATTTTAGTTCGTCTTTAGCCGCATTTTGTGATATAATACGCTTAGTTGGGAGCCCAAGCTCACCTTGTGATTTGCTTCCTGGCTGGATGAAAGTTTGGATAATGCCAGCATTTTCTGATTTTTCCTTGCTTACCCTGTCTAGCCTTTTTAAATCCTTGACATTAGGAGCTAAATCGGTTTTTATCGTATAGTCCGTCTTTGCCTCCCCGCCGTCTTTCATCGTCCAGCCCTCGCCCTTTACGACTTCTTGTTTTGCTTCTGCTTGCTCTAGCTTACTTCCTTGCTCGGCCGTTTCTTTGACAATATCCGCAAATGCCTTAGCCTGTTCTTTGCTTGCACCGTTTTTCTCCATCGTTTTTGCGTAGTCATTAAGAGTACCGCCCGATTTTATCGCTTTAGCCGCTTCTCTTAGGTGGTATTCCAGCGCCGCGTCATTACCGATTATCGGTACGTATTTTAGAGCCGTTTGACGCACCGCATTTACAAACGCGGTTTTGCTCGCCCCGCTAAAAGTCGTGGCTATGCCTTTATTAAACCTAGTCGGCATAATAAATTTACTATCAAGCGCCGCGAAAATCTCAGCCAAATTTCCTCTAGCTTTAGCGAGCTTGTCTATTTCTTTTACGATCTCTTTAGCGCGTTCGCTTTTAAAGTTTGTCTTTTGCAGGGCTTCGTTTAGCTCTTTGCCGTTTAAAATTTCTCTTACGTTAAAAGTTCCAGTTTCGCCCAGCGCCCCCTCAAAATCCTGCTTTATCGCCGCTAGTTCAAGCTTTTGCGCCTGCTCCGGGCTAAGCTTTGAGATAAATTTATCGTAAAGTCCGCCTTGCGTGTCTCGTAGCCCTCTAAAGGCGTTCATAACATCTTGCGCCGAGCTTTCAATATTTGTAATTGCTTTAAAAAGCGGACTTCTTTCAAAGCCTTTAAAATCTTTATATTGGGCTAAATTTTCCCTCAAATACGCTCGCGCCGCGTCGGCGCCTAGTAGATCGTCCATCGCCTGCTCTAGTATCTCTTTGCCTTTTGCGAAATTTATCTTTGTGGCGTAGGAGTTTTTGTCGGAGTTTAGGATGTCGTTTAGCCCTTTGTTGTAGTTTGCCCTTAGCTCGTTTAGCTCTTTTACGCCAAGCTCCCGCCCTTTTAGGCTGTCAAATCCGTCCATTACTCCGCGCGTTTTGTCGCTCGATTTATCAAAAATGTTTAAATTTGACGAGTATTCCTCTTTCATCCGCTCTATCGCATCATCTGAAAGTTTGATTTTTTGCCCGTTTTTAAACGCGTCGAGATTGTCTATGGCTTGCCCGAAACTATCTTTTGTCGTCTTATAGTATTGCTCCACCACGTCTTTTAAATCCGTCGTCTCGCTTTGCCCTATAATCTCGCGCAGGCGATTAACGTCGCTTTGGGCTAGATCAGCCAAATTCCTAGCGCCACGCCCGCTCTTGTCGCCTCTTAGGGCGTTTAAAAGGCGTTCGGCCGATTTTCGGTCGCTAAGAGCCAAATTCAAGATTTTTTCGCGCTCGGCATCAAGCCCTCTTGTGTTGTTAATAGCAGCGGCCGCGTCATCAAGGTGGAGCTTTTGCGCTGTTTTCGCGCTAATTTCTTTAGCCTTGTTAATAATCGGGTTTAGTAGTTGCAAATCGGTTATATTGCCGCCGTCTACCTTATATCCTCCCACCTCTGCAGCGTTTTTTAGCATTGCTTCGGCCTCGTCGCCTGCGATTGCTTCAGCGGACTTCATCGCCCCTTTGACGTTTGCCGTCGGCACGCCTTCTATTGCCTGCTTACCCAAATTTAAAAGAGGCATTTTGTCTGCGACCTTGCCTGCTAGATTTAGCGTAGGCTTGCCGTATTTTGCCGCCGCCCCTATTAGTGCGTCACCCGCAACCGAAAATAAAGCCTCCTCGCCCATCTTTTTTGCCGCATTAGCTAAATTTGCCTCTTGCCCCGCATAATTTGAGTTATTAAGGTGATCTACGCCGCTACCGCCTGCTGCACCCAAAGCTCCGCCCGCCATATTTTGCAAAAAGCCGCCGCCCTTTTTATAGCCCAACGCAGCCCCCGCCATAGAGCCGGCATTATCTCTCATTACTCGCCCGATCTGATTTATTAGCCCGTCGTCAAGGTCAAAGAGCTCATCGCCCTTTCGCAGATACAAATTGCCGTTATATTCGCTTAGCCCGTCGGCTAGTTTGCTTTGCCTGATAGAGTTTGAGACGTTTTTTAAAAACTCGCTCTTTTGCTTTTTGACGTCATCCCCGCCGAAAATTAGCGGGTTTGCGTTGTCGAATTTTGAGATAGCATTATTTACCGCGCTTTTTATTTCGTCCGTGCTCTTTGCGTTCGAAATATCGGCGCGATAATCCCTATCGGCTCCCGCCACGTCTGCGGCCGCATTACTCGCTACGCCGCCAAAAAGCTTTAAAGGGTTTAGCGAAAAAGGCAAAATCTCTGTTTGCAGACCTTTTTCCATCGGCATAGGCTGTATATTTTTGCTCGCCTGCTCGGTGGCTATTTGTTTTCTTTGTTCATCGGTTAAATTTACAAATTGCATTTATATTCCTTAGTAATCGTTTCTACCTTGTTTCACTATCATTCCGCCGTTCGCACCTCGTGGACGCGTAAAATAGAGCGTGTCTATCATCTCGTTTAGCGCCGGCAAACTCTCCTTAAACTGCTCCATATTTACGCCGCCGTTTTGCATTTCAGTCACCATATTTTGATAAAACGTTCTAATTTGGTTTGCGGTAGCGTCCATTGCGCTTTCAAAGTCCGTGTTGCTTATCTCGTCGCCCGTCGGAAAAGCTTTTAAAAGCTGTTCGTATTGCATATTGCTCATCTTGCCGCTGCCGAATGCGTTTTTAAATAGCAGCGTTGCGTTGCTAAGCTCCTTTTTAAAATCGCTTGTCTTTTTGTCCTGAATATCAAAGACTTTCGCCACTCCGTGCAAAGCATTATCTAGCCATCCTACCTCCCCGCCGGTATATGCTCCTTTTGCTCTTTGCAGAGCTTGCAAGGTGCTTGTCATATCGGCGATGTCTTTTACGTATTTTTGTTGTAGTTTGTTTCTGTCTAAAAGCCCGCTTATTTTGCCGTCCGCCTTCCCGGCATCCTTTAGTGCATTGTATACATTGCCGTTTGGCGTATTTATCTCGACCATAGCCTTTTTATATCTGTATTGTTGTTCTGGGCTAGCGGTTTTTAAATTCTCGGGGAGCTCAAACCCTAACGCCTGAAAACCCAAGTCGGTTTTTAGACTATCGGAATACAAATCGGCCTGATGTTTGTTCTTATCAAAACCAAGCCTCTGCGCCTGCGTATTTGCGTTCATTCTCGACGTATCCGCGTTGTATAGGCTAGTATTTGCGTTTATCATGCCGATCTTGTCTTGGTTTGCGTAGTGCAAAGCTTGGTTATTCCAATTTTTTACTTTTTCGGCTAGCTCGCTTTGCTTGAATTTCTGCGTAAATGCATTGTTGCTCGCCGTCTCTCTTTCGGTTTCGGCGTGGTGCCTTGCTGTTTCGGCGTCTCTTGCCCCGGTTAACGCCTCGCTAGCCAAATTTGATCGCATAGTTTCGTTGATTTTCATCTGATTTTGGTTTTTCGTTACGTTTTCTTTGTATATGTCCCAAAGGGAGCGTCCGACCGCTCCGACTGCATCTATCATATTTGTGTTGTAGTTGAAATCTACTCTATTTGGGTTAAAGTACGCCACCTTTTTGCTCCTTAAATTTTAATCAATAGCCCTCATCCTCGTCTTTGCGCTTACCGAAAGCGGACGAGTTCCATGCGTTGAGTAGGTTTTGGTTCGCCTGATTTTCTCTTGAAATTTGTCGCTCGGATAGCATTTTATTAAAATCAAACGCCGCCTTTTGCTGCTTCATCAGGTTTTTTGCCGCCTGTTGTTGCGCAATGCCCGAGTACATATTGCCCGCCATTCCTAGCGCGTTCATCCAGTTAGGCGTTCCTGCCGCGTCGCTATTTCCTAGCCAGCCTAAAGCCTTGCTGCCCGCGTTTTTTAAAAGCCCCATAAAATCAAAACCACCGCCGCTCGCCGCCGAATTCGCAGTTGCCGCGCCCCTACTAAATAGCCCGCCTAGATCCATTTTCCCCTCCTTATAGCATTCCTGCTGATTTTAAAATCTCAGCGCCTAGTTCGATGTCGCTTACGTTTTCGCCCTTTTTTACGCGCTCAAACGCATTTACGCCGCCCGCGCCCCTGTTGCTGCCGATGATAGGATCAGGCTCGCCGCTTACTTTAGCTAGGCTTATCATAGTTTTTGCGACCGCTTTCCACCCGTCGTAGTTTTCGCCAAGCAATGGCATAAAGCCGTTTTCGTCCGCAAATTTGCCTAGCTCCTCTAGCTTTATCGTCGGGAAGTCTTTTTTAAATTCGGCCGAATTTTTGTTAAAAATTTCTTGCTGCCTAGCTTGCTCTGCGGCTGCTGCTTGCGCGGCTTGAAACTGCGCTAATTGCTCTTTGATCTGCCCTATGTCGCCTAGTCCCATACTTTCAAGCATTGCTTGTTGCTCGGGCGTCATTACAGCGGGCGCGCTCTCTTTGGGCGTAGCTTCCTCGTTTTTTGGCGTCTCCTTTGGCGCTCCTGCTACGGGCGCCTCGTTTGTTCCTTGCGCTACTTCCTGCGGCTCGCTTGCTTGCGTAGGCTCCTCGCTTGCGGTATCTTGCCCCTCGTCAAATGCCCCCATTAGAGCTTCTATTGCGTCATTTTCAGTCATTTTCGTTCTCCTTGTAGTTTTCAAATACGTCAAGAAGGCTATCGAGAAGTTTTAAATTTCCCATAGCCCCCAGCCTAGCCCTCTTTTTCAGCGTCTCGTTTTCCGCGACGTTTAAGTTTTGCGTATAAAGTGCGCAGATATGCTCTATAAATTTCCTAAAAGCCTCCTTGTTCATAAGCTCCGCCAGCTCCCGCCGCGTCCCATACTCCGCCAATTTGTCCCGGTATAGGCGCATTCTCATTTGCGGCAACATTTAAACTATCCTCCTCTCCTATAAAATTACGCGCGTCTTTGATACCGTAAAGCGGCAAAAGTTCAAGCAAAAGCTTTTTGTTCGCCTCTTTCATCTTCTCCGCGCCTATTTGATCGCCTACTTGCAAGCACATTCCAAACTGCGCGCCGATTATTTGCCCGGCGTCCATTAGAGACCTTTTTTGCACCTCTTTGTTTAGCGCGCCTATGCCCGTATTTAAATTTACGTTAAAGCTCGGCACTTCTCCGCGGTTAAAGCCTGCGAAAAATATCGGATCGCCGTATTTCCACACGAGAAACGCCAGCCTTTCAAAGATAGGCTCGAAAAAGGTTTCGTTGTAGGTTCTGATGTAGCCTTGCAATCTTACGCTGCCTTCGTTCGCCATAATGCTTGCCATAGTGGCGGTTTCTTTTCTCGTAGTGGGCGCGCCGTTTTGTTGAGGGGATACGCCGCTAACCTCGCTCATCTCGTTTTCTATCGTTTGCAGAGCGGTCATTGCTGCACCGATGTCGCCGGGCGGCACTATTTTTACGTCCGCAGCGCCCTCGGTAAATACCGGCTCGCCCACTTTTTCCAAATCAGCGCGCGATACACTAGCCGAGCGGTTAAAGATCACTTTTGGCGATACGTGAGTTCTCACGACGTCGGTCACGGAGTTTCTAGTTACGTTTAGCTCGTCTTGCAAGGGTAGCATAGACGCAAGAGCGGGCTCGCCGTAGGCGCAGACGTAGTCCTCGTCATTTTTACCGCGCACTTGCGGGAGCATATACCCAAATACAAACGGTTGCCCGTCTTTTAGCTTTACCGCGTCCCTTAAAACATTGCTCTCGTAGATAGTGCTTACTTGCCACTCTTTGCCTTTGAGTTCGTAAATTTCGAAAAGCTCGAAGCGTTCGTACGGTTTTTTGTCCTCAAACATTTCTGGCGTTTCTAACTTAAAAACTCCGCTTTTTAGGAATTCTTTTACGTCCTCGCTCGTTAGATAGATTTTATGCACGAGGAAACGAATATCGTTTAGGTCTCTCGCGCTCGGGTCAAAATACAAGTCGCAAAGCTCTATCTCCTCTATCCTAGCCTCGTTATCATCCCAATACACTTTTACCACCGAGGATGCGCTAAACGGCGCTTTTAAAAATATCGGCGCAAAAACTTTATAAAGATTTATGCGCTCGCAGTAGTGGTCTAGCGCCTCTTGCCATTTGTCTATCACGTCGTTCGTAGAGTTGATATACGGCTCTAGTTTGGCAAATTTATCGTTATTAAAATACGTCTCCGTTAGCCCGTCGTAAATTCTCTTTGCTTTTGAATTGAGCTTTGGTATGTAGTTTCTGCTTTTATTTCTATCCTTTAAACTCTGTAGAATTTCAGGCTCCAGCACCAGCAAATACGCGTCGTTTAGCTTGTCAAACGCGGGTTTATACCGCTCGTAGCCGTTGACCGCGATCTGCCGCAGCTCGTCCAAGTAGCCCGCTCTATCTTCCATCTTTGCCCTCCAGTCTATAATATGTATTTTTGCTAATCCCCGTAAGCTCGCACACTCGGCGCATTCCTACGCCTTTTTCTTTGAGCGCGCTCGCAAATCTTACTTTGTGTTGCTTCGTCGGCACCACTCGCACCCCCTTCGTCCATTCGCAAACCATCGCCGCGACCGATAGCTTGATCGCCTCGTCATCTAGCGCGGCTATTTGACGTATGAGCATAGGGTCTATCCGTTCATAAATATACTCGACTTGCAGTGTCAAATCTACCCTATTTTGGGGAAAACGCGTTATTTTTGCCATTTTCTTATTCTTACCAGCCAAAATCATCGTCTCGCGAGCGCTCGGTTTTGAATTTAGGCGCAATCTTGTCAAAAAACGTAAGCGCCAAAGCGTCCGCGTAATCCGGGCTTACCCCGTATTCTTTTTTAATGGCGTCTTTTGGGAGTATCAAATATCTTTCTTTGCTATCGTATTCGTATTCGATCATCTGCAGCTGCCTTTTGATTTTCTCGTTTGCGTCCATAGATAGCAACGGAAAAGCCTCCCGCAAGGAAAAATACATCTCCGCGCGTTTATTGGCATATCTGCGCTCATCCGTGGCTTTAAAGCTCGCTTTTGCTTCTCTTACGACGCCTTGCAGTCCTAAATCGCACAGCGTGTCGTATACGCCAGCGCCCACGCCGATCGTATCAATAAATATAACCTCGGGCTTATTTTGCGCGCGCTCGTAGCGCCCGTATATTTCTCTTGCCAGCCCCGTGACGCTTGCTATTCTAAAGCCCTCAAAGCTTTTCACGCGGTATCCCTCTCTTTGGCAAAGCACGCTTTCATCATCCCCGTCGCGAGCCACGTCAAGCCCCCAAACGCCTAGAGCCTTGCCGTTAAAATCCCACGCCGCGCTAAAAGAATTTTCTATCATCGATAGAGTAAATAGCGCGTTTGTCGTCGTGTCTAAAAACTCGCCGTAAATCTCTTGCCTTACTACGTCGCTATCGGCTCCGCCTAGCTCTGCGATTAGCTCGTCTATCTCGCCGTGGCGCAGCATCGGGTTTTTATAGCTGGAGATTTGAAAATTTACCCAGTCTTTGTCGTTTCTCATCCCGCGCGAGGCGAGGTCGAAAAACTTATTTTTCCCCTTTGGCACTCCACCGATAAAAGCCCGCGAAGTCGGGTAGTCAAGCAACATCGGGCGAATAGCGTTATCCCAAAGGTAAGAGTTTTTTAGGATTATGCCCGCCTCGTTCAACACTACGATGTCGTAGCCAAAGCCCTCGATATTCTCGGGGCGTTCCGCCGATCTCATATCAAGATACGCGCCGTTTATCGTAAGCTTTTTATCCTGCGCGTGAAATTTCCAAAGCTCTTTTGGAAGCTGTTTGAGTTCGGGCAAAAAATATCGCTCATAGTATCTTTGCAAGTTTCCCGCGACCGTATCGACCCAGAGTATTTTTTTCCCCTCTAGTAGCCACTCGATACAAGCGTTCGCCATCCCCTTTGTGAAGCCGCAGCGCCTACCTTTTTCAATCGTGGTAAATTTCGCGCCATTCTCAAAAAATACCTCTCGTTGCCAGGGAGCGTATTTTAGATTCAGTTTAATCTCGCTCATCTGCTAGCTCCCGTCTTTCTATCACGATTTTTGTTTCTTCGCTTTGTTGCACGTTGGCGTTATTTATCGTCGTGCTTGACGTTCTTTGATTTACGCCTAGCGTTAGACTTGCTTTATCGATTGCGTCTTGCAAAGCTTTGTAATCGTTTGCGTTTAGCTCCACCGGCTCGAAATTTTGCACGCCGTCGCCAACTCCCACTTTTTCATATTTGGTATTTTTATCTAGCATTTCCGTGATTTTGGCTAGGTTTTTTTGAGTAGCATTAAAAATCAGCCCGCGGTTATACGCTTCATCTTTGGCCGCGGTCATAATTGCGGTCATTTCCGTAGCCGTTAAACTGCTTTGTGCCGATAGTAACGATACTTGCGCCTCAACTAAGCGGTCATTTTTCGGGCTTAGTCCTTTTGTCAAATTCGCAATCGTAGTTTTTGACGCGTTGTATTTTTTAGCTAACTCTCTTTGGCTAAATTTACCCGTATGAAAATCGGCTAAAATTTTCTCTTTTATCTCGTTTGTTATTTTTGCCACTATTTTCTCCCTAGCTCACTCTTGATAAAATCTATCGCT